GCGTTGACGCCCGTGATCCCGGCGTCGAGGATACCGCTTAGACGGAGCACCATCTGTGTACGCAGGGAGGTAGCCATAGGTCACGCGTCCTTGGCGACAGTGTAAATGACGTGGATATCGACTTTCCCGGCGGTCAATGCCGACGCCGTCCCATTCCCCAGGTTAGCCCCGGTCGACTGGAACCGGCCGATCACAGTCCGCGCATCGCCATCGATCCACGCACCTTTGATCTCACGACGGCCTGCACTCGGAGGCCCCGACAGCAGCTCACCGGCAGTCACGTATGCATCGACGTCCGCCGCGACCCCGACAGAGCACGACAGCGCGGTGATCGAGGCCGACGTGAACACGGTCACCAGGTCATACCATGCAGCCAGGACTACGGCTTTAGCCGGTAGCACCGCACAGTTCACCGACGCCGACGTAGCCGCCGCGACGAGGTCCGCCGTGGTCACGCGGTATACCACGTGCTTGAGGCCGTAACCAAGCGCCTTCTCGATGACTTCCGTTGCCATTGTCAATCCCTCCGCTCAGGGTAACGGTCACGCCCGTAGCGGACGTCCCGATGGTAACTCTCTGCAAGTCGCTGGACCTGGGCGCGGGCCACGTCGGGTCGACACCCACCGCCAACTTCTTGCGCCATGATTTCGTTCATCGTCGCTCGGACGCCGGGTAACTCGCCATCGCCGTTGACCCGAATCGAACCACACAGGCTCGCTTCAAGACTCGGGAATGAGTCAAGCTGACGCGGGGCATCAGCCGGCGCAGCACGCCAGGGTGGCCCCCTCGTCCCCCACTCGGATAGCGGCCGGTCACTCATCGGCGAGCACCCATCCCGGCGGGGGGGGAGGGACGTCGTCAGTCGGCTCGACGAGGTCGACGACCACCGCGACGGACTGTGCAGCGAGCGCCGCCGCCGCAATAAGTCCAGGCCGGGCCAACTCTTTCGCGGCTCGGTTCCGTTCCTCGATCTCGGCCCGCTCAATCACAACGTCAGGCATCATCCCCTCCGCTCGTAGCCCGTGGCGCCGGCTTCGGTGCGCGACCGCCCTTGGTCTCGGGCTGCACTTCCGGCGCGGTGAATGCTTGGAGCTTTTGCTCCAGCTGCGCCCGAACATTGTCCGCCGTATAACTGTTCTTCGATGCACTCGCCGCCGTCCGGTGCATGTCACGCAGTCGAGCTTCCAGCCCGCGCCGCACATTCGGGTCGATCGGCGGCATGACCTTGGCCGCAACGTCCCGAAGAAACTGGATATACCCGGCTTCGTCGCGCTGGATCATCGCAGTCCCGCCCACCTGGTACGGGCGCTCCCAGACTGAGCAGTGATGCGAGTCTGGCCCGCCGCGACCGTCATAGACATGGCGATACCCGCGCCGGCGCTCCCCGAACGCAGTCACCTCAAAATCCTCGGGAATCACCAGCCAACCCTTGCTTTGCTTGGTGGTGATCGCATACGAAGGGTCGCCGGACATTTCGCCTTTTACTGGCAAAACTCCAGCGAGACCCGGTTGGAACTCCAGTTGAGTCAGCGCCGGTAAGATTTCAGCACCGCGCTCCGTCATCATCACATCCCATCGGAGGGGATGAGCAAGGTAGACGAAATCGTGCTTTACGTCGAGGGTCGAAACCTCCAACTGGCGCACAACTCGTTTTGGTTCCTTTCCGCCACTCGGGTTCCCCGCTGGTAACGGCGTCCCCTGCTGACTGACTACGGGCATTGGTGCTTCTCCTGTGCTGACTCTGTTACGACTACTGCGCGGAAATCTCGGTCACGCCGCGCAAATCCTCGATCTCGACGAGCGCGTGGTAATAGGTGCCACGAACGGCGGTTTCCTCGGTGCGACCGCCGCGTACTTCCTCGACGCGCACGGGACCGGCCTCAAGGATGATGAACGCGCTCACAGGACGTGCGGTGATCATGAGCTCCTTAAACCCGATGGCCCCCCGACCGAAAATCCCACCGGCCCAATCCGCGCCGGCATTGGCCGACTGCACCTGGTCGCTGACCCCGACCTCGATGTTGTTATAATAGCCCTGGAAGCCAAGACCACGGAGCGCCTGCATATCCTCGGACGCGGCCCGCCACTGGGTGACGCCACCACGGGTCTCCAAGTCGGACTGCCAATCGGTGAACTGCTTGGGCTTCAAAATTCGCAGGTACGGACCGGGAACCTTGGCCTGCAGCAGCTTGAATTGGCCCGCTAAAAAGGTATCGTGCGTATAGGCGACACCCGACGTCCCGACCGTGGTGCTGAAATCGTCCAGCAGCTTCGCCAGGTTATTGGTAAAGGTCATGTTCGCGCTCTGGACGATCGACAGCGCCAGCCGCTGGCTGTTGATCTGCCCGGTCTGATCGAGCGTCGACATATAATCCGAATAATCATACGCGATCGCGTGACGAGCCGGGGCAACCGTCTTTTTGGCAGTGGTCAGCGCGGTATTGGAGACCGACTGAATCTCGGTCACGGAACTCATCAGGTCGTACCCGTCGAGACCGTACTGCGTAAACTGCTCGGTGGTCGAGCCGATCAGATCCTCGCCGAGATTGACGAGCGCCGGATGATTCCGGTAGCTCGCCCGGTCGGCCAACAACAGCATCGCCATTTTGGAGGCGACCGCCGATACGAGGATATTTTGCCCGCCACCACTACCACTAAGAATTTCGTCCGCCACGGAGGCCTCCTGTCTGTGCCCCGCAGCGGGGCTGTGTCAATCCTTACACGGCGGATACCACCGTGTCAACTCACGAAACTAGGCCTTACCCGCCGGGGTTTGACCCCACGGCAGTCGAGCCGAGAATTGCGATTTCAAGGTCGGATCACTGCTCACAATCGCGGCATAGTTCGCCGAAAAATCCGCCAGTGACATATTCGCCACCTGCTCAGCGGTGAACGCTGGCCCTGCCGCCGGTGCACTCTTCACGCCGGCCCCGGTCGGTTGCGGTAGCCAGTTCGGCGCGGGTTGCTTCGGCGCGGTAGCCGACGTCCCTACCTGCTGGCGTGGCATCAGCGCGGCCAGCACTGGCGGGACGGCGTCACCCTTGAGCGAGGCCAACCACTCGGCCGGGGATTTTACCCCGTTATCCGCCTGGGCCTGCCGGTCGAAGTGCATGCCGAATACCTCGCGCACGCTCGGGTCACTCAACCCGGCCTGCATGAACGCCATTTCGCGGGCATGGGCTGCATCCCGTCCGTCGAGCTGGGACTTGAGCTGCTGCATATCCGCCGCCAGTTTATCGGCGACACCCGCCGCCGCTTTATACTGGGCGAGTTCTTTTGCGAGTGCATCGTATTGCTCTTTCGTGTAGTCGCTCATCGCTTCTCCCTGGTTTCATGCCGTTTCAGCATAGCTTCCGCCCAAGTCCTACCGGCGTCCCCACCCCACATGAGCCACGCCTGGTAGCCCTTGCTATCCTTGCCCCATCCCTCGCCCTGTTTATCGACTTCGTGCCTGCCGAAATACGATATCATGCGCCTGATAACTGCGATTGAAATCCGCTCGCCGTTCGACAGGTCTCTGGCCCTGGCCAGGCCAACCGCCGTCCCCGCCCTGTTCGACTCGGGCTGCTCGGCTCGCAGTTCTAGCCCGCGCCGCGCTGCCTCACGCACGGATTCAGGTGGACGATACGGCATAGCCACGCCCCTTCAATATGCGTTTCGCACCCTCGATATCGCCATCGTCCATCGCGTCAATCGCAAGTTCGTGCCGCTCGGCCATGTCGACCTCGTCGGTAGACTCATCCTCATCGTCGAGTTCGCCGGCGTCCCCCTGCTCGGATTCCTGCTCGCCCTCGGCCTCGGCCTCTTCTTGCGCCGGCGCCAAACCCCGTCGAACCGCCTCGGCCTGCGTTGCCCGGTCCAGCTCGGCCGACTCCAACCGCGCCTCGACGAGTGCAGCCCGCGCCTCGTCTGGAGTCGTGCCCGGGTGCTCTTCCTGCCAGGCCTCGGCGAGCGTCATCCGGCCCTGCTGGATTAGTTCGGTATGGTGCTTGCGCCTGGATTCTAGTTCTTGGTAGTTCAAGCCGATTGGCGCGTAAATAATCCGATACCCCTCTTCCGGCAGTGGGGACGCCGTCACCTCGGCGAGGTTGACGAGCGCCGCCGACTTTTCCATCAGCTCGATATCACGCGGTTCGAACTGGGGTTGGTAGAGGCTCTGCGCTTCCCGCTTTCCATCCCGCGAAATCGATAGCGCCGCTCCGGACCATGCATCCGACGACTCACGCACGATGTGCGCCGCATCGATGCCGGCGATATCGCTACATCCACGCTCAAAAAGCCCGATCGCCTGGGCAGTATTAAGGATATCCGCGCTCGGTTGCCATTGACCCACCTGTGGATTGACTGCTCCAGACCGTGCGCGAAGGTGAATCAGCGACGACGCATCGGCGGGAACCTCAGTTCGCAGGCCTCCGTCCGTCTCTTCCGGAATCATCCCCTCAACATAAACGTCGATTCCATACCTTTGCGGCCATGAAGCTTTGAATAATAGGTGACCCCACCACGTCCACGCAGCCGCCACGTCCAGCGCAGCATCAGCGAGTTCGATCCATGCGAACGGGTCGAAGAGCTGCGAGCCGATATCGGCATGGTAAAGAACGTACGGCAGAAACGGCTCCCCGCGCCGCTCCCCCTGCGTCCACCGGTACGGGTACGCCTCGCCCGACACATCGCGCCCGAGAATGAGCCTGGTGATGTCCGCGCCTTCCCGGCCATCTCCCCGCACTTCCTCGATCCGGTAGTAGGGTCGGTCCATATCTTCGATCGACAAAATGTCGAAGCACCACCGTCCGCGTCCCTCCACTTCGTACCACCGCAGCTCGCGCAACTCGACAGGGACGCCGGGATCGAGCGCCCGAGACCGGCCCACCAGATTATCCGCGTGTACCTGCCGATACGCGGGACGCCGGGTAATCGGATCGAACTCGACGCGGACCGCCTCTTCGCGGACCCCGAGCGCGTAGGTTTGGACTGACCGCATCTGTGGCCACAGTCCAGCCCGAGCGACCATCCCGTCCGGCCCGAGCAGCACATCAGCCCCGCCGTATCGGTTGGTGACCTTCGGTGGAGTGCGATAAAGAACCGATAACTCCGTGACAAGTCGCCGGTACAGGTTCCGCGATTTCGATTTCGGCCCGAGGATCATCCGGCGCACGATGCCAAAATGAAGCCGGATACGATGCTCCAGATCGATACCCCACATCCCCTCCAGCAGCCGCCGGCGACGACGAGACTCCTGCCAGCGCTGGGCGTCAGCAGGTTCGACCGGGACGGGCGGCACTAGATATTGGTCTGGGGTCATGCCGCTAGTATACCCGGTTCTCGCTTATTTGTGCAAGCCATCGTCCCTACCCCACAAACGCGCTCGACGGCAACTGTAGCCGCCGTTCATCAAACAACCGCTCTGTCGCGTACCTTGCCGCGTCGATACGGTCTTTTTTCGCGTCATCCAACGCGCCGCCCCACCCGGTGATCGCCTCGATAAGCGACTGGCAGCGAGCATGAATAAACGCCCGGCGTTCCTTGAATAGTCCGTTCATGAGCCGAATCCCGCGATACATCGACCCCCGCTCCTTGCGTGGAATCTGGATATCGAGGCCCTTACCTCGGAGCCTGTGTTCCGGCGTGTTCAGCACCTCCGTAAACGCCGCCATCAAGTCCTGATTACTCTTCGCGTTGCCGAACCGGTCGCCCGAGTGCGAGCGGTCGCCGACCCAGTGGTCAA